AAATACTCGAGCGTTAGCTTTACCCTGAGTCTTAGCCCAAGCTCTAAAAATTAAACGACCCATCATGCGATGGTCATTGCCGCTGCGCTTTGAGCCGTAGAGATTGCCAAGGTTAGAAATAAATTGATTACCGGCATAAGGGTTGACCGAGCGAGACACGCCTTTTGATGCGCCGCCAGCACCCGGGCCAACCCATTCTTGCCCCTGACCATTTTTGCGTCCGGCGGTCTCATAGATTGCGCCAATCATGGACTTATTCTGAATCCTAATAGTGTTGACAAATCCTGCTCGGTTTGGCTTGCTTGGACTTGTTTTATACATAATGCCGCGCTTTATCTCAGCTGCATCATACTTAGGAAAGCGGCCACCCTTGCGGGTCTCCGACTTTTCCCATCCTGACATTGGGGACTTCATTGGCACAAATCCTTTAGCTTCTGCAACGATTGGCTTTAGGATTGCGCCCAACTCCTTAGCTAATTCTTTAGCTAAGTCCGGAGCGTATTTGTTTAAAGCTTTACGAAGTTCAACCACGCCTACTACTTCTGTTGGCATTCTGTCGCTCCTTCGATATGTCTTTAAGGACCGCTACATGCGCTTCAAAAGCGAATGGCGGTAGTTCTATTATAGTTTGGAACGGAACTCCATATTCATAACTTATTCGAGCCGCTAAATAAGATATGGAGCTCCGTCCTACTATAAAGGGTCGCTGTCTAGAACCTCAACTGACTTGAGTGTTTCTAGGAACAACTCTCCAAAAGGTTTTACAACCTCACCGCTTCTACGGATGGCCTCCCAAGTAATCCAGTAGAGGTCGCTCTGCTTAGAGTCCTCTATGAACGCTTTGTGAAAGCCCTTCTTTGCATAAATCTCGAACGCATATTCGAGCAAGGGAGTAATTTCATACTCATTTACTGAACCATCTGTTCGTGTGACTTTTAGCTTTGCCATCTTTTAGCCCTTTCGTTCGGTGTTAGGAAATTGTCTTTGCGATTGCGCCTGAAACGTTCCAGGTTACTGACTGAGTTGATATGTCGCCAACTGCACCATTTACAGGTGTAATTCCGTTAATCAAGCAAGTCATGGTAAAGAGCGGGTTGCTAGCTGATGTAGCTGCGCCTGTGTTCTTTACTGTTACTGTTACGTTCTCGCCGAAGTTATCACAAAGAGTCTGCAATACTGCTGATGTAGCGTTATCGTTTAGGAAGTCCACTGAAATGGAATTATCCTCGAGCCCCTTGATTCTACGAATTCCGGTGTCGCCCATCGCGGTGACGTCAAGCTCGTTTGCGTTCCAGTTCAGGGTTACGCTTTGTACAAAATCAGAGAGGTCCACACCATCTACTGTTAGTACCACCCCGTTGTTCATGAATACTGCCATCGAAGGTTACTCCTCATCTTTCTTGGTTGGTTTTGTTTCTTTCTTTTCTTGCTTTACTTCCGGTGTAATTTTACCAATCTTCACCAGAAATTTTTGGTTTTGTTCATGCCAGTCCGACATTTTAGCTCCATTCCGTTAGGGTTGAAATATTTATATCGCAGGTCAAAAGGTTGCCTGTGTCTGACTCGTACACGCTTGGCGCACTGACTGAGCCAATACGGAACTTGATACTTGATGCGCAAAGCTTTGTAAAGACTGCAACAATCATGTCTTCGATTCCAGCGAAATTGCCCTGGTTGTCTAGGAGCGGAACGTACAAAGCCAAACGAAAATTGGCCATTGGAGCAATAGCAATCTCCTGGTTATTTGTAGGTTCAATGTAAGGGTCGGACGGATTGATTGTAACGCTGTTGGCTATCGCAGTAGCAGGAGGAAAACTAAACACGCTGTATTTTGTGTTATCTACTAGAGCTGCCGCTATGGCTGTTCGCAGGGCTGTGATAGCTGCCATTTAGCCCACCATAGAACGCGGGTCAAGATAAGGTGCGATAAGACCGCGCACCCTTGCTACCAATGTGTTACTCATAGTAAAAGGATTTGGACTGAAGCCATCTACAGAAACGCCTGAGCCGGTAGGTGCTTGCCTTGCTTGCCAAATTGCTTCTGCAATTAGCAAAGCCGCTGTCTGCACAGCTGGGACTGTTGTGTAATCAACGTATGTTGTTGCCGCGATAGTTCCGTAAGGAACAACCGGGTGACGCGGTGAATCTGCCAAATGGTCTGTAGTTATTTGTACAAAATCAAGCCCAATAGCTGTAATAGTTTTACTACCATTGTAGTGCGCGCCCGCACCCGAGACTGTAATTGTTTGCCCTACATAAAATTGCTTACCATCTAGAACATAGAGAGTTCCTGTTGTCCCTTTATTTTCGTGAGCAATGATAGACGTCGTGTTACTCCATAGAAAAGGTAACAACACGTTATCAGCGGCATCGCAGACTTCTTGAAGCGTAGCGTCCGGATATAAACTTCCAACACCTAACGCGCTTCTTAATTCTGCAATTGTCGTGAGTGACATTTGTTATCCTTTCTAAAGACTGGGAGGGCCACAAGGGCTCGAGCGACCCTCCCAGTGACTTAGGGTGTGAAGGTTATGCAACCATCCACTTGTATGCGCCCGCTGCAACCTTGGTTGCAATTGCGCCGAAGCCATTGTAAGACACAGAAATCTGACCTGTTGAAATGGTGTTTGATTCAAGTGTGAATGTTGGGCTTTCGTACCATGTGTAAGACTCAGGAGCAACAACAATCATTGTGCCATCGCCTGTGCCTGATAGTGAGCGTGATACATAGAGGTTGAGTCCATGTACGTTACCGCGGACACCTGTTGGTGTTAGGTTTGCAGAAGCGTTCTGTGGGTTAATTGTCTGAACGTATAGAGGGCGGTTTGAGCCATCTACAAGTCCCATGATTGCGCCCCACTGCTCAGGAGATACAACGAGGTTTGTTGCAAATCCAAGAGTGTTTGTGTAAACAGAAACAGCTGCATCTGAAATGAAGTCAAGAAGGTTAGCCGCTGTAAGTGTGCGGTTTCCACCATCTGTTGCGCCAGTTGCTACAGCTGTACCAACAGCTGCGTTTGTTGCCTTTGCATAAGCAAACTCCATCTGACGTACAAGCTCCGCATAAAACGCAGGGCTAGAGCGGTAGAGCAACTCTGCCGAGAAGGTTTGCTGGCCTGAGTACTTCTTGACAGAAACGCTCAAGAAGGAATCGTTGAGGTCTTGCTCAGCTGGTGCTGCTCCTTCTGCTGTTTCTGCAACTGTAGGAACTTGAGTAATCTTAGGAATTTCAAATGTCATTCCAGCGTCAGGAAGTGTGCCGCGTGAAATTGCATCAATGAAAGGGCGGTCAGCATTTGAAAGTGGGTTAATTACTTCTGTGAGCTGGCGTGTAGGAATGAGACCTGCGTTGTCAGTTGTATCTGCCGCAAAAGCGAGATACTGACGAGCTTCGTCATCATGAAGGACAGAAGCACGAATTGAGTTTTCTAGGTACTTCTCTTTTGTTAGTTCAAAACGTGGCTTTGTGTAAGCCATCGCTGTTACAGTAGGACGAGCAGCTTCCACAGCCGCAGCTTCTACTGATGGTGCTTCAACTGTAGGTGTGTTTTCCACTTCTACTGTCTCGCTTTCTGTAGTTGGTTGGGTTTCTTCAATGACAGTTTCTTCTTTCGATTCTTCTGCCAATACTGAGGTAACAGCTGCGCTTTTGAATGCGGCTGCTTGGACAAGCGATACTTCTTTGAGCAATGCGCTTGTGACGTGAATCACGCCATCAACAATCTTAGACTTAATAACTTCTACGCCAACAGAGAGACCTGCGCGCAATTCATCAGCTGCTTCTGCCAATGCGTCTGATGCACGTTGGGTCTTGCTCAGCTTGAAGCTGGCAACCATTTCGTCCTCAGATGCCTGAATCATTTGTGACCAGCCCAAGGGCTTCTTTGCGTCATGCTCAAGAAGAAGCTTTACTCGACCGGATTCAGGAAGTTCAATTGAACCTGACTCAAAAATAACTTTGCCGGCTGAGGTATAACCAATTTCATTGTTGAATGGAACAATCTTTCCGGTGATTGTGCGGCTTGCTTCGTCTGCAACTAAGTCCGCTGAAAATGTCAATAGTTCGCTCATGAAAGCATCCCATCTTTTCCGTTTGGTGTTAGGTCTGTCATCTCCATGGCTTGCTCTGAGGTAATCAACTCAAGCGATAGAAGCTTTTCAATTACTGCCAACTCATCGAGTGGGTTGTGGCGCAGGAATGTATCCGCTACCGCAAAGCGCACAATGTTTTGACTATTTGTTATGTCATTCATGCTGAGGCGGTCTTCGATAGCGGAAATGTAAGGCTGTAGAGATAGCGCAACGAACTGCTTGCGCTCGTCTTGAATGTTAGAATAAGTCATTGAGGTATTTTGGTCCGCGCTAAGTAGGTAGCTCGGGACGTTCATTAATCTGCTAATTTCGGTACTGAGGTTTTGTATTGCTTCGTTGTACAACATGTCTTTAGGTGAGAAGCCAACTGCCTCGTACGATAAAGTTGAAGTAAGATACGCAGTGGACCTCTGTTGTCTAGCGGTGCGCCAAGCTGCAAGTAATGATTGAACTTCTGCCGGCGGAAGGTCAGCGCCATTATTTTTCAAGTAGCCCGACATCATCGGAGTTGATGCACCTACACGCGCTGCGTTTTGCACGTCAATAGCGGCGCGAATAGTTGCACCGCCGCGAGTTAATATGCCTTCGTCAAACGCCTGGAATGTAACTAATGAGCCAAGGCCATCCATCGGAACTGTAGTTCCGTCAACTGCGTAAGACTTGACGTAATTGTTTAACGCGTCTAACTGAATTGAAACGCGTGAGTTTGCAATCCATTCAAAGCGAGCAGGTCTCGAATCTTCCAAATAGGTTTCGACAACGCGCCAGTATGCAACGCCAAACATGATAAGGCTGTCAACTGTCCACGCAATTGTGACAGAGCGTGGCTGTGAATAAGAAGGCTGCTCTAACCAAACAGGTTTACCTAATTCTTCACCACTATTTTTCTTGTAAAGCTCCATCGGAATGGATGCAATAGTCCCAGCAATAAGATTTCGGCAACGAGCGACAGATGGAACTGTCATAGCTTCATTGCGGGTGACAGCTGTTAAATTTAAAGGATTAGGTACAAAGAATCTATCGCCTAGAACCTGAGGAGCGGCTTGCGCTTCAATCTTGCGTGAAAAGAGACCCATAGGTTGCAATTATACAGCACACATGCGTCATTCGGTGTATATGGCGGCAGTCTGTTGCGGTTGCATAAGTTTCGACACAATCATTGCAATGCTGATGGGTGCGCTAATGTCGCCGGCTGATTTGCGCTTGATAATTCTCCACGCTGAATCCGAAACTTTTGCAGCTACGTTTTCAAACTGCTCAATCAAAGCTCTCTGACCATTGTGAACCATTCTTTGATTGACTACAGCGTCCAGGAGGTCGCCACAAGCTCTGTAGAACTGTTGGCCGCTGCAATCCTCTACGACTTGTCCAGCATTGGCCAGTCTGTCGGCAATTGACTGGGTGGCGTATTTGTCAAACATAATCTGACGCGGGCGGTACAAATCGCACCATCCTTTTATCTCGGCTGCGACCTTAAGGTCATCAATAGCTACCTGCGACTCCCACGATTGCAAGATGCCAACGCCAATGCGACCATCAGGCAGGACTTGCGCTGCGCAAAGACTTGCGTGGCGTTTGCTAGGGCTTACGTCAAAGCCGAAGACTGTATAACCGCCCGGGTTAATCTCGAGCGTTGAATCTGAGCAGTCTTCAATCGAGCCCGGTGGGAAGGGTGATTGCAAACTGGAAACCCACAAGCACAATAGCTCCGTCATGATGCTCTCATGGCTAGAGGTTGAGATGCTTTCCTCAATGGCTTCTTTACTGACGAAATGACCTAATGCTGGATTGGCACAGGCTACGCCTTCCCAAAATGCTTTGCTGTTGAGGTCAATCTTTAACATGGTTGGGGCTGAGTATTCATAATAGCCAAACGTCTTAGGCGGGTTCTCATAGGCTCTAGCTTTTAGCTCGTTCAGTGGTTCACTAAATGCATCACCGGCATTGCTAGTCCAAAAGGTTTGACCATCTGTAGCCCTCGTCGTTGGTGTGATAGCAGTGAACGCTTCATTTGACCACTCGCGTAACTCATCCCCCCAGGTGAAATGACTGGTACGTCCGCGACTGCCATCACGCGTAGCAGCTACTACGTCCAAACGACCGCCACCAAACTCAGGCAGTAGCTCAATTGACTCAGTGCCATTGGCATAGCGGATTGCTTTGATTTGGCAGTTGAGCCATTCATTGCCCTCAATCAAATAGGCCATCTCTCGAAATGACACTAGGGCCATAGCTCTATTAGATGAAGCTATCAATATGCGATTGCTCTTAAATAGGAACAAATGAGCTAGGCACATAATTCGACCTAGATGGCTCTTGCCGGATTGTCGCGCTACCAACAGAAGCCCGGTGCGGCGAA